CCCATACCCGCTGCGCCTACCTGAATCAGTTTATCTTTAGGTAGTGGATGTATTCTGGCTAAACCAAAACCACCATCTTCATTATCAACAAACTTAAATATTGTAGGCATTGGAACCATCAAAGGCTCCTCTGGATTATCAGTTGTAAAGTACACGCCAGTCATAATTGGACGCTCATCTTTATCTTTTTGATTCCAGAGTTTCAAGAAACCCTCTGGGCTAATGACTACATCTGAGTCAACCCAGAGCAACCAATCAGCCTTATTCTTTTCGTACCAATAGTTAATGACAGTTTCCCTCTGTCTAGCAATCTGGTTTCCTTGACTGCGTAGAGTAGATTCAAACTTTAGTCCTGACTTAAGGAGTACATCTGTAACTCCCTGCATAAACTTTCCATCAACCATTCCATTATCGCACCAAGCGATAGATACTGTCTCTTGCATTGTCCCCTACTTTCTTACCACTTCACCTTATCTGCCCAGTACGCTGCACTCATCTTGCCTTTGGCAATGTTCTTGGCGTGACGTGCTTTGAAGGAAGCCTGACGTGCTGTTGGCTTCTTATCTCCAGTAACACCTTGCTGTCCGAAACGAATTGTCTTGACTTGGTCTCCAGACTTAGCGACAACAACGTGTGATTTAGTTGGGTGATTAGGTGTACGCTTAGGCTTATTAAAGCCAGATACTCCTGCTCGCTTTAGTCGTGAGTCAGCCATTATATTCCTTAGTTAGTGTTGTAGTTAGGATAAACGCCAGTCTTCTTAACTGCCTTAGCACGCTTAGCCATAAGTTCTTTAAGAGCCTTCTCCATACGAGCCTGTTCATCTGCTGGAAGTTTTGCAATCTTACGCATAGGTCCCATTGGCTTTGGGGCAATGCCTAGCATTTTTTTAATATCTTGTGGATTAGGAAGTGATGGCATTACTTCTTCTTGCCCATCTTCTTAGGCATAGCCTTTTTAGCAGCCTTCTTCATTGGCTTGCCAGTCTTCTTGGCTTCAGCCTTTGCCATAGCCATACCTTTTGGTGTGTATGCAAATTCTTTCATTCCTACTTTTGGCATTTTATACTCCTAGTTCTTTCATTACTTCAGCGGATTTTTGGTTTATGTCTTTTGCTTTGGGCATACTGTCTGCGTCATAGGCTCTGCCCAAATGCTCTGACGCTTTATGTGCTTCTTCTACGTGACGCATAGTGGTACCCGCAGGCTGTATACCTTGTGCTCTAGCATCTCGGTAAGCCTGTAATTCAGCGTTCCACTTCTTGTCTGGTATATCTCGTTTAGCATCTCCAGAGTTCATCTGAAGACTTGAACCTTTACATCCAAAACAACCTTCTACATATTGTGGATGATATTCCCAGTGTTTCATTTGTCCCCTACTGTGCTGTAAAATTTGCCTCTGTAATACCTACACCTGCTGCAATTAATTCTGCTTTTCTTGCATCATCTACTGTGTGGTTATATCCACCTCTGTAGATTACGTCATAGTCGGCTTGGTCTTCGTCAACTATGTAACGAACTTGAGACCAAGTTGCACCAGACTTGACGATTGTTATTCCTTTGCGTAACTTGGCAAAGTAAAACAAGCGATGTCCACCAGATGGACCCTCAAGTACATATGGTGTTTGGAATGTATAATTTGCCATTGTTCTCCCTAATGAACTTACCGATAAACAGGGGTTTCCCCCTGCCTATCTGTCAATCAATTAAGCGATTGATGAACCAGACTCAATGCGGTATAGTGCTTCTTCACGGTAACGTGCAAAGCCTAGAACGCCGTACCAACCCATTGGGCGGTGACGCATCAACTTGTCCACTACTGGACCGATGACTACGTGTGGTTCTTCAGCAACGGCTTCTGCCATTGCTTGCTGTCCTGCGAGGATTGTGCGGTACACCTTTGCAGATGAAGCACCGTCTGTTGCAGAGTAAAGACGTGGAGACTCTACGAAGTATGCACCTTCGTATGTTCCGATTTCTCCTGCCCAGATACGGTCTTGTGCAGAACCGTATTGGTTAGGAAGCAACCAACCTGCTGAGCCTGTTTCGGCGCGAAGGTCGTGTGAAACTTCTGGGTGGATACCAGCCCAGTAGAGTGAACCCTTGCGGGCAGTTGTCTTGTTAGCACGCAACTTTGCAACAGCCTTGCGGATGTTTGCAGAAGAGAGTGTTGCAGCAGCAGTAACTGTTGCTGTTGATGTTGCAGTTGAACCTGAGTAGATTACGTTTGAACCACCGCGAAGAGTTGTCATCGCGACTGAATCAATAGAATCTGCAAGGTTGAATGCAATGATGTTAGCGATTGCTGGGTCTACATCAGCGAGGCTGAAGAGTTCCAACGCACGTGTCACCAACACTGAGTTACCATACTCGTTAAGAGTAATAGTTACAGATGTTGGTGTAGACATTGCTACTGCATCTGGGTCAGTGTCTTCTGTGAGAGCAGTTGTGGCTGCTGAAAGGTCAACGTAGCGTTGTAGAACAACTGTTGAACCAGGGATTGATTGGTTTGTTGGGCGCTTATCTGCGACAGAACGAATTAGGGGTTCTGAACGGAGGGCAAACTCCAGAAGACGGTCATACGCCTTCTGAACTAAACCAGCACCACCAGCGGTACCTCCAAGAGAGGAGGAGCCTGTTGATACGTAGGCGTTAGCCATATGTCACCTCCAAGTGACTAGGAACTATGATTGTTTTATTGTGAGCGGAGGAGAGATAAGATTTCTTCTGCAGATTCTGCATTAGCCAATCTTTGCTCTAGGTTCTCTGCTCGGTCAGGTGTTGTTGCACCCTGCGTTACTACATCCTGTTGGCGTAATGCCGCTAGGTCTGCAGTGTTTGCTACGGATGCGTCCTCTGCAGGAGTTAACCCAAACAAATCTCCGTTTTCATTAAGCCAGTTATTCACTGATTCTTCTGAAACATCGTCAATATCTTTTAGGATTAGTCTTACTGCTTTAGGATTTACACCCTTCTTTTCTAGGACTTCTTTGACTGTACGCTCACGCTGCGCCTTGGATAAACCCTCAAGTTGCTCAGTGAGTTCTTTAATACGCTTTTCATCAGAACGTTTGGCTTTGCGTAACTTTTTAAGTAAGTCACTGCCATCCATTTGTGATTCATCTTGTGTATCTAGTTCGTCTTCGTCTTCGTCCCAGTAGTTGTTGCTCATAGCAACCATCCACCCTTCTATTCGTTGTAGTCGCAAGCCTCAGGTTCCAATCGGGGAATCGGTCTGGCTCTTGCTACCAGTCTTATACGCTGGCGGGGCTGGTGGGTCCGCTCAGGATTCTTTTATACTAAGCCTTGTGTTTGTGAGGCTAGGCTTGCCTTTGATGTTCCAGCGGAACCACCAAAGCGTGCTCTTTCTTGTTCTGTTAAACTTTCTCTTGCTCTCTTAGCAGAGGCTAATCCAAGGAATGCTTCTTGTTCTGCTTGAAGTCTTGTGTAATCTTCTCCACCAGAGATACTTGATAAGAACTCAGAACGAGGAGCAATACTTGCTACTGTCTGATAACCCTTACGTGCCTCTTCCTGAGTGATACCAAATGATGCCAGTGCTTCAGCACCTAGTGCTCCAGTTGTTACATTTTCAAACTGTTTAGAAGCCTCAGACATTGAAGTAAGTCCAGTCTTTAGACCTTGTACTGCAGCAGCGCCGCCGATTTCAGCAACTTGAACCTTACGCTTTAAGGCTGGCAGTCCTTCTGCTGGGTCTAATACTGCAGCAACAATGTCGCCCCGATTAAGCATAGGGTAATACTCTGCTAAAGCAGCCTTTGTAAATGGGTCAGCATTCTTTACTCTATCTATTGCCAAACCTACTCTGTCAGAAACTTCTGCTGCTGATACGTCATTTGCAATAAAAGAATTTAACTTATCTCTTGTAGCAAGGTTGGATACACCATATGATTGAAGAACTTGTGTGTAAGAACGCTCTGCTTGTAGATACTCTGATGCACTAAGTACTGATTTACCTGCAGCAAGGCGAGTCTTGTTTGCTGGAAATCTTGTTTGAAATGCAACCGCTAATGGGTCTTTGCTATTAGGGTCTTGCATAATCAATTGAATAGTATCGCTTGTATATCCCTTTTGAACTGCTTCGGTAATTGGACCACTTAAGTCACCAATGCCATATGAAGAAAGCAATGCACTAATCGCAGCAATTGCATCCATCTTTCCTGCAGTCATACCAGAAGTTGGCGTTGTACCCAGGGTTCCAGAGCCAGTGGTACCAGAACCGCCGCCAACAAGAGGAACTCCTAAGTCGCCATATTGCCCAGAGACTTTTGCTGTTGCTTCCTCAAGTGACATACCACCAGCGACCAATGCTTTAATCTCATTTTCTTGCATAGTCTTGGCAAGTATGCCTGTTTTATCAGAACCTGTACCAGCAGCGGCGTATTGTTCCTGAGTTAAGCGATAAGCGCCAGTGACATCTCCATAGTATGGAGTCATCTGAACTTGACCAGGTTTTGCTATACCTACTGACTGAAAACCACCACGTTCTGGTGCTAGAGCGGGACTAAATACAAATTGACCACCTTCTTTTGTAATCAATTTTGCCTGAGCAGCAGTAAAGCCAAGAGCCTTTGCCTCTGCTACAGTTGCAGTCTTTGGTTTCTCTGCCATTATGCTCCCAATCCAAACATCTTAGTCATATCTCTTGCAAGAGTACTCATAGTGTCCAAAGCATTTTTGGTTGTTTTCCACTTAGGGTCTTTACGTAGAGAAACTTCATAGTCATATAATCCCATCAAACCTTTAGGGTCTTTTGCTACACCTTGTAATTGTTTTAAATCAATAGTGTCAGCATCTTCTTCAAGTATGTTTGCTCTAGTATTAAGATATGGAGTAAGCAATTGTTTTACTGTATATCCAGAATCAATTTTGTCAGCCAAGGCTGGGAAATATGTCTTAGCCTGAAGATTGATAAGATTAAGGTTTGCCTTTAACTTTTCTGGATTACTCAAGGAATCTGCAACAAGGCTTCCTAGTGATTTTGTGTTGATTGGGATTCCATTATCAGCGTAAGCATTCTTTAAAGTTGTATACGTAAGACCAAAGTTGCCCTTTGTGAGAGCAGCAACTGCCTTTGGGTCTCCTGTTGCAGCAGCGGCAATCTTATCCCCTGCAGCAGCAGCAACGTATTTCTGAAGAATAGTTCTAATTTCTTGAGCAGATACACCTTGAACATTGACATTTACCTTAGAACCAGACTTGGTTCCACCAGTAACACGACTAGATTGAAGTGCTCTAATTTCATTGAAGAAAGCCTTAGCAATTTCTTTAGGGGCATTCTCTCCAAATGCTAATTGAAATTCAGCATTGATATTTGCAATTACTTCTTTTTGGTCAGATATAGATACCGATGGCTTTGATAAAAGTTCGTTCTCTTTTAGCCAAGCCTGATAAGCAGGGTCGTCTGCACCGCCTGATTTAGGCTTTAAAGCACCTACTGAATTATCTTTATCATTAATATCTTGTTCATCTAATGGAATAAATCCAGGGTCTTTTGACTTACCTTGCCAAACATATACGGAATCGCCGTCTGTGTCAACATATTTGTCAGACATATTATTCTCCAATCAATGGTTCTAGTAATGTCCAATAGACCGCTTGGGCGGATGGGTTTCCACCTGAAATTTTTACTAAGTTATCCTTAGTATCATCTTTAAGGAACTTCTTATAATTAGAATCGTTGCGACTATTACCTAAAGCCTCTGTCTTTTTCTTATAGTCGTCATACATTGTAATCATTGACATAAATGTCTTGGCAAGTTCTTTGTCTGGAGCCTGATTTGTTAGAATTACTTCACGCAAATCATCTAGAGCATTCTGTGTTTTAACAATATCTCCGCCAGATAAAGCCAGCGGTAGAAGTGGGAATATCTTCTTGAGTTGCTGTTGCTGTTCTTGCAGTTTAAATCTGCAATACTTTTTATAATCAGGGTCATTACTTCCAGCAATCTTAGAATTCCAATTATCGCTTACCGCATAATATTGCTTACGCGCTTCGGCTGTGGCAACCTGAACCAAGTAATCTTCAATTTGCTTGTTCTTAACAAATCCGTTGCTCTTTAAGTATTGGTAAGATTGTATGTCGCTTGCCCCAGTAATTGGGATAAAGAAGGCTGCGCCCTGCTTGTGCTCTAAGAATAACTTATCGTTTTTCTTTACAAACTCTGCTGCCTCAAATGACTTCTGGAAGTTAGCCTCAGTTCCTGCAGTTGTAGGAGATACGGTAAATACCAACTTGCTAGGATAAATCTTTGCAAAATCCATAAGAGCCTTGCTGTAAGCAAGTGGGTCGTTAGGGTAGCGATTTAAGAATTTAACAAATTCTGAATTCCAAGTAAATGCTCCAGAACGAATAAGTTCCTTTGGAAGTGTTTGGTTCTCAAACGCCTGAATAGATGCTGGCGCCATTGTTCCAAAGACTACTTTTCCAAATTGCTGATTGATAGCCTGGATAGTTGAGTCCTGTAGGAATTTATCTATCTCAGATGGCTTAGTTGGTCCCAGACCAATAGATTGCAACATACGCATTGACTTTACTACTGCAGAGAATCGTGCGTCTACGTTAGCGTCTCCGCCGATACCAATATCTAGGATACGAAGTACCTGTGCTGGTAGAATTTTACGCCACAATGGTTGGTCTGGATTAAATCCACCAGTAATTGTTGTTTCATACTTCTTGATAAAATCTCCAACAAATGGCAATTGCTCAAATCCTGCAACAAGTACAGATGCAAGCGGTCCGCCAAGACCTGGTGCTGCAGATTGTGGGTCTAAAGATGGTGTAAGCATCTTGACATAACCACCATATGTTACTGGAAGTGGTTGCTCTATAGAGATTCCCAACATTTTCCACAATGAAGCATTAAGGGCATCATTTAAAATGTCTCCACCAGGATAGGTGAAGTAAAGTTCCCCTTTGTCATCAGTGTGAACAAACCCAGAATCTTCAAAAGTCTGATTTAAAATAGCAAGACGAACGATTGCTTCTGGACTTTTTGTTGTAATTCGTCCTAAGCGTCTCCAGAAGTCTTCAGTAGCACGATAATATCTGCCAAATGTTTTAAGGCTTGCTGCAAGGTTAGTTCTTATGTCAGCATTATCAACAAAAGCGAGAGTTCTGTTGCGAGCAGATGTTAATGCTAGGTCGTGCGCTGCCATTCTTGACATACTATCTGCAAGTTCAGGAGTAGCACCGTCACGAATCATACCACTCTTAAGAGTCTTTTGATATTTCTCAAGTTCGCCTCTGTACATAATATAATTTCCATATGTAATAGGCTCTCTATCAAGAAGTGCAATTTGCTTGCCAACCCAACTGTAACCATTATCCATAACTCTGCGAATTAGGCTAGGTGCATCACCCTG